TAAACAGTGTTTATGGCGTTGTTAGCATTCTCAGGATTGTACATAGATTTAACAATCTCTTTAGCTGTATCTTGAAGGGCCTGTCCAACAACAAGGTATGCCATTGAGTAAACAACTCGTTGCCCCTGTTCGTTCACAGTATCCTGCATAATATTTCTCAAAGCTCTGAAAGAAGTAATTGAAAGAGCTGCCGCAGTTCCAAGATTCGATCCTGTAGCTCCACTGTTTTCTAATGGATGAGCTGTGTTAAATAAAGACACCCCATCTGGACCCGTATCTGTGAAACCTCCAGTCAAAAGAGATGCAGCTGCGATTTCTTTAACTTCATACTGGCCTTTGGCAAAAGACTCTGTAGCTCGTTGAATGTAGTTAAACTTACCGTCACGGACCATCTCTTTAGAGATTCGATACCCAGTGGCATAAGTATCTACGGTGATAGTGTTATCGTATCCAGGCTGTAATGCTTGGAAGGAAACAGGGGCACCTTCATTCTTTAAACTAGGGTTTTGAAGCCCTGATAAAGTTGTAGTTTGATAGATGTCGGTGTCAGTTGTTTCTAGGTTATACAAAATAGGAATCATTGAAGGATACGATTCAGCCTTCGCAAGAATAGTCGCCTCTAACTCAGGCAGTTTCCCAGGTCCAAAATAATCACCTAAATTACTTCTTAAATTAGTAGACATAGCATTTCTCCCTTATTAAATTAATTATTATCCAATCGCTCCAGCTTTCAAGATGCTTTGATTAATGATACATTCAACTAAAACATTCGCTCCCAAGGCGTTTCCATCTTCGGTTTGAACGTCTGCAATTCTTAAGATTTTAATTGGCAATGTAGCAGTCGCCGCTTGAGTATTTCCATCAATCTCCATTGTTGATCGATTATTAGAAACGGCTCCAACATTAATATCATAATTAAGATCTAAATCTGTTTGAGCATTTACTGTAGCGTCATCAACTTGTGCTAAATAAGTTTGGTCAGGAGCATCATAAACAGCTAATGTCCCACCAGAGTTAGCAACTTTATATTCAGCAGCAACGCCAACGATAGTTGTTGAAGTAGCTTGTGCTCTAATTAAAACTCCGTTAGCATCTCTTTCAACAAGATCGTAAAGGCCGATTTCAGGGTTAGAAGCTCCCAAATCATAATAATTAACAGTGTTACATGTTCCGCCTAAACGTCTAAAGGGAACAAACCCTCGTGCCCAATCTAAATTAGCCATCGTGATATCCTCCTAAGTATTGTTAAGTTGAACTTCTTGTTTAGTATGCTTGGCATGAGGAGAAAACCCTTGTAAATTAGGATTTTTAGTAATGATGTCCTCGTGGTTTCTAGCTTGCTCAGCCAAAATCCTGCCCATCTCTAACTCTTGATGTTCCTGTTTATCCATCCAGACCATCACCATCTCGTTTCTATGGATCATGTCGTCTGAACTAAAATAGGTAAATTTGCCTACATTCTTATCGGTTCCATCGTCATCAGATCGAAAAACTTTCCAACCATTCTGATGCCACATCCCACTCTCCTGAAGTTTATTGAAATTCACAAATGCAAATTCCTTATCAGGGTTACGAGCTAAAATCTCTTCTGGGATTCTAAGAATGTCACGTTTGTTTAAATAATTTTTAAGATATTTAGCCTTTTCAGCAGCACTAAGCTTTGAAAGGCCAATTTTAATTGAAGAGCCAATTGGGGTTGACTTCCTTCGTTTGGGTGTTACTTGTGTTGGTAGTGTCGGTTCACTCATTTTGTGTCAGTATGAGAAAAGTTTAATAAAATGTAAAGAAAAAAAATACTTACATTTCAAGCACTTGCATCATACTGCATCATGGTGTACTACAGTACTTTTTTATAAGTTATTGTAATGCCTTTAATTTTTCGTTTACTTTTTTGTGATCTACTCCAAAAAAGCTAGCGAATTCTTCTGAGATTTCTTTGTCTTTTTTCTTTGTATTACCGCCAACTGAGCCAGTTGGATTAGAGGCAAGGTAAGAATTTGACACTGTGGGATCTGCTGCCTTTATACCCAATCTTGCAGCAGCCCTCTCAACTGCAATTAATTCTGCATCAGGAGCTTTCTTTGCCTCATTGCTCATCTTCTTATAAACCTGCTGAGACATTCTGAATAATTCAGACTTCTTATCCAGGATTTGAGGATACAAACTAGCGGCCTCTTGAGTATAAGCAATCTTCTGGTCTTTTTCAGATTCTTTCCTATCTACCTTGCTTAAAATGCTACCTTCGAATCCGCTGATCTTCTTTGTAATAAACTTATCCATAAGTTTAATTAAATGTTCAGCTTGCTTTCCTTCTACACCAATTTCTTCTAAATGTTCTTCGTACTCATCTAAAATTTCAGACTTGGTTTCCCGTGGAGTTTTGATCTCATCATATTCAGGTTCATTTGATGGTTGAAACGAAGAGAGGGTAGCTTGTAATTCCTCTTTCAATTCAGATCCCAACGATTGAACCAACTCTTTTTGGGACTCAAAGATCTCCTTCTTAAATGCTTCAGGATCAAAGCGGACCTGTTCCTTGTTATCTTCTGTAGTTTTTTCTACTGACATATAATCTCCTTAATTTTGGTAGCCTAAATTTATAATACAAATCTTACTTCTTTTTCTTTGACTTCTTTATAGAATTAACCATTCCCTTACGCATCATTCTTACATTTGCGCCTTTATTCTTCATCATTGTAGAACTCTTCTTCTTTGGTTGTTGTTTTTTTATGTAAGCCATTTCAATCTCCTTTTTGTTCTTTTTCCTTAATATTCATATATGCTTGCCATAGTCCGTTGATCTCATTGATCACACTTGAAATCCCTAAAGCAAACCCCTCATTTGTTGCAACCTGCTCTCCATAAGTCTTTAAAACCGTGTTCCCTTCTCTATCAACATGATACGTAGTAAATGCGTTCTGTAAAGAAACAGCCTTCAAGGTCATCATATGATTCATCAGCTCTTTAAACGCAGCATCTTGACTTAAATGAATTGTCTTCTCAGCTAAAGCATATTGCTCTGGAGACATCCTTACTTCTCTACCTTTTGATTGACCTTTAGCAAAAGCCCTCTTTTGACCTTCGGCCTTCGCTGCTTCAACCTTCTTAAAATACGGCTCTCTTTCTTCTCCCTTTTTTTCAGTCATCTATTCTCCTTGTTCAGGGGTAGCCTGTTGTATATTGTTCGTTACATTTGTTACGTCAGGAGGATTGTCAATATTCTGACCTCCCACCTCCTCTGGAACCTGTCCTTGCTGCAAACCTAATGTCGGGGAAGACTGCGATCCTGTAGGATTCTGCATATTCATCTTGGCCTCCATTGCCTCAAGGTAAGCAGCATGCTTGTCCCTAGCTTGCTGTAAGATCGCATTAGCGTCAGGATGCGGATCTCCATGAACGTTTACAAAGAACTGATCCTCTCCCGCTAACAACGCATCCATCTTCTCAACCTTCATACCATGCTCTGGGTCTGCCATGATAATAGGAGGCATCACCCCTTGATAAATCATTAACAACTCAACCTCAATCGGAACCGCTCCAGCAGTTGATGGCTTCTTAATAAATCTCGAAATGCCAAGCTTGCCCATATTCTGTAAGTACTCTTTTCCAAGCTCATACAGCTCATTCTGCCCAACGACTCCTGTCTTCATAAAAGCAGGGCTCACCAAAGCCTGAATCATCTCTTTTGTCCCATCCAGTTGAGCCTGCCTATTCAAGTTCATTGAGTTAGCATTCAACCCAAAGTTGACCCTCATCCTCAAATCACTCCTACGAACAGTCTCTTTTAATGGTTTTCCGCCATCCTCAACTTCTGGTTTGCCATCCAAACCAACCACAGAAATATATAAACTCTCAGGCATCCTCGCCGTACAATCAGCATATAACCCCTCATACAACTCTCCAATACACCCCCCAACCCTCTTTAGGATTACATCAATCAATATATCCCTCTGGTTCAACATCTCCCGAACCCCAGAGGTAGATCTTAAAGGCCCAACTCTCCCCCCAACTTGCCCACTAGACTCAGGCCCAATCCCACTCAACTGCGACCCATAACTATCAATCATCCCCTGATACGGTATCGACCACGTTGGATTAATAGGCCACGTCAGCAATCTAACATCTTGATTGGGATCGTCAGCCTTGTGAAGTACTCCTGGTTCAATCTGAAACTCCTCTGGATCAAACGTAGAGTCCCCTTTGTACAAACCCATGGGGTTATTCGCCAACGTCCCTGCATCAATCCCCTGATTAACCAATATATCCTTCATATTGTTTAATCCCATGTAGGTCTCAACCATCCCTCTTCCAATAGATCTCCGTGGCCTCCTGTATAAATGCGCCATATGCAATGGAAGCTTGCCATTATCAGAAATACGATCTAGGAAGTTCCATCTCACCATTAACTTTGCACCAGGATGAACAACGTAAACCAGACGATCTTGGAATGTGGATTTTGTATTGGCTGGATTTTTTGGATTGACCGTATCGTACACACAAATAAATTCATAACGATCTTCAACATGCGATGAATTCTCTGTGATAATCCCAGTCGTACGATCCTGTGCCCGTTTCTTCCTGGACACTCTTGACGATGTAGAAGTTTCTGTGGTTTGATCTGGCTTACGTTCTAAAACTTCCTCAACAGCTTCCTCATCCATGAAATCAGAATTCTTGAAAGCTATAAGTTCATTCCTGGTGAAGTAACACATCTTAATCACTGTTTCGTGCTGATTTAAATCAGTAGAATCAACAACGTCACCCTTGAACAATATATATGATGGATCTTCCGCTCTAACAATAGGACCATTAAATACAGTCCTAATGTGCATTTCCTCCGTATATGGCTTGGAATTCATATCATCAACCAACAACCTGAACTCATCCTCTGGAATGTCCTCATTAAACATTCTCTCCAAATCTAAATTCCTCCCCATATAATCTTCATTCTCAACTACCTTTAAAAATTTTCTCTGCTCAATCACCCAATCCCTCGATAAAATTCCGTTACCTTCTGTAACCAGATCCCAAGCAAAATCATCAATAGCATTGTAAATACCATTATGGAAATTCACATACCTCATTAATATATACTTCATATAACGCTCAATACGTTGCATTCTCTCTAAATCTGCTTCCTCCTGTGGGTCTACATAAAACGGTAACTGCAACCCAAAGATAGACTGCATGATCAATGCGTGCATAGCGTTACACTGAATCTCCGTCATAGGAAGATGTAGGTTGCTAGAACCGTCCCATAAGCCCTTATGAACAGGAGACAAATAATCATCCCATCCTAAATAAAATTCTTCACGCCTCATTAGCCATTCTAATCGATCAGCTTCAAATTGTTCCAATTTCTCACAAGCCCTGTGAACTAAAAAATCATGATCAACTGCCATGTCAGGAATTCTGTAAACAGGATCAACTGGTGATACTAAATTTTTCTTTCGCGCCATTTTATCTCCTTATAATGAATAAACATCCTCTCTTGATAGCCTTTGATAAGCTCCCCTTGACTTCGTATACATAAAAGCCTTCTCACCAGGTGTCCTGTGCCTCGGATTAACCGACTCTATGTAGCGATCACAATCCAATAAATCGTCCCACTTTTGAACAGGAATAACATTGTCTTTAAAACTATTCTCCGGCCACTGATAATGCGTCAACTCATGCCTATAATGCTCACAAGTCTTAAAAACAAACTGCGTTGGAGCAAGATCCCCAATAGGCTCCATATTCTCATCCAACTCTCGAACTGGCCTATACAAATCCTTTAACTTCTGAATCCCAGGTAACAACCAATCCCGCTTCTGCGCATTCACAGGCATCACCCGCTCCCCCCATCTCTTTAACTGATCACAAAATTCCTGCTTTAAATTAACCCTCATATTCGGGTCCTTCTGATTCAAAGAAGTATCACAAATAGACCTAACCAATGTCGCCCCATGCGCCTGTAACTCCTGTCTCTTATGATGAACCGCATCTGCAAAATCTCTAATCGTCGCATCTATATATAACTCCCCAACTACAAACCTTCTCCCTTCGGGATCTATCGCCTTCCACAACGCCGCATGAGGTTTCGCCGGATGTGGATCAATCCCCTCATAAATCGAATACTCCTCCGTTAAATCAAATGGATCAATGTCAGATAGATTCGGATCATATGTGTCAATAACCAAACCAGTCAACTTGGCGAAATGTCCTAATTCACGAATCTCCCTCTCCTGCGGAGTTAATTCCTCTAAAAAAATATGCAATCCACCTTTATCAATATGAGGATTGTCGTGCCCTGTCCCTCTTATACACTTAATATGCTTT